CCCCAAGCCTACCTAGACCTTACCACACACTATATCAAACCCGCGGATGAATCCTACAAAACCGTTGAAGAACCAACTGAAAGACCTTTCTTCGCCGAATCCATCGGACTAAGACCATATGATGGCTTCCGACTCGCCGAAGATATAATTTCAGTTCACTCCAATCTGGTTCGCTCTGGAGAGGAATTTGGTTCTTTAGCACCCAAAAACATCTCCCAATTACAACCCCGTATGTTACATAGTAGAGCTAAGATTAACATACCAAACCTGATCCAACCACTTAATAAGAACCGTAGACCAATGGACGACGAAATCCACCGTCATAGGTATATGCACTCCCAGGGTATTGACTTCCTAGCCAACAGCCCCGCACAAGAGTTACGCACAGCGCACTCTAGGTACATTACATCCAAAGGTATTAAATTAAATGCATCGTCTAGGCAATTAGCTAGTAGAATAGCCAACAATTTCATTTCTAGGTATATGACAGTACTCTCCGATGATCCCCACGAAGAATCTGAAACACTCAATGAAGCACTTTCAGTTGCCCTTCGGAAACACTACCCCGATTGAGTTAGTGATTTTTCAACTTTTGATCCACATAGAATTAATTTCTTTATGAAAGAGATATTCAAGGTATCCAGGTCTCATACCACGGATAAACCAAAGCTGGGCAAGGTATATCCGCTTGGGATCCCACCGTTGTATCTCTCTTCCATACCCTCATGCGTATCATGAGCCGTAGGTTTTCTAGATCCCTTAAAACCAACGCTGTGTTCAACAATAGGTTGACACAAGTCCAACTAATCTCCAAAGTCCAAACTGCCATGTCCACAATTCACCATTCAGCGATAGGTGGATACATGGACGGCACCCAGTTCGATTCCTGTCAGAACGCCTTCACGCAGGAAATTGAGCGAAATATACTAACCTTCCTTGGTATGCCCCAAGAGGCTGTTGAGGCTTACTATTCTATTAGGAACAACTATCTACTCTCCTCTGCAACCTTCTCAGCTCTCATAGATGCCGCTAAGACTTCTGGAGAACCCGGCACTCTCCTTCTCAATACTATATTGATGATGTGTCTCACCGCGTGGTTACTTAGGACTAGGACTGTACACTCTGTCATTATCGGACAAGGTGATGACTGTTTTATTTATGGCGTAGGTCTTTACTTAGATGAGGATCGACTCTCAGACGTAGGTAATTACACGAAGATGAAACTTAAGTGTCAAGTAGGTGGAAAAATCTCCTTCTGTGGCATGAGTTACAACAACGGTAGGTTCTATTTAGATTTAGAACGTAGGTACAAGAAACTAGTCGGTACCACCTACAGGGACTACCCCCACTTCGCGGAAGTACAAAACGCAGTCCGCGACTTTCTGCTTGATGTCAAGCGCTCCCACACTGACGGAATCTCCTCTACTATCCAGGCTAACATCTCTGTCTCAGAAACCCACCCAGACTACCAACGTCAGTTTGAATACCAACTAGAGATATTCCTAGCGTTAGAATCAATAGCCCACCTCAATAGGAGTCAGTTCTTAGAGCACTTCAAGCCTATCTCTATATCCCGCACCTACCCTCTTTGAACACTAACATCCCAACTAACTTAGTCCATGGCATCCTCTAGTAGCAATAGTTTAGACCTCCTCCCTGTAGAAATTAACAAGACCTCTATCTCTGCCCTGGTTACTACAGTCATCAGAAACCTCCACAACATGCGCAAACTTGTGCTGTTCTACGGGGCAACTGGAGTCGGTAAAACCACCTCCCTACCCTATCACTTGTCTACCC